GGCTGACGGCGGCTCTATGCCTCGGTCCAACGCTTCGCCCATGACCGTAAAATCATCCACGGCGGCGGTCAGTTGAGCGGCTAAGTCGTCCACCTTAAGCGCATCAATCACGCTCGCTACAAGCGAAGAATGTGAACTTTGCGGCGTTGGGTTCTCATCGGAATCCTTTACCGCGCTGCTGACGATTTCAATACCGATTCTGACGCGGTAATTCCCAAGTCCTAACGGCTCCTCAACGCCGCTGATCATCTGACAAACAACGCATGGCAAATCCACAGTGGTCTCCTGATCCTGAAATGCGGTATAGATCGCGTCGGCGCTGGTTCCGGCGTTAAGAATGACGGACCTAAACGCGCTTTCGATCTTTTCCCTGATATTGTGAACACTCACGCGACGCCTTCCTTTCTGGTGTTTTCTTTAGCTTTACGGTCCAGGTGCGCTATTAGGTCATTTAGTTCAGCTTGGATGCCCACTTTGATTGATCTATTTATAGTTTGGTGAAGCTTGGCGTCTGATTTTCTAACGATTGAACCCACAACAAATCTAACGATAGGATTCGGAGTTTCCTTTGCCGGCGCTGCACTGCTGAATGATTTTGGGTCATTCCAGATTTTTAAGTTGCCTCGTCTTATCCGTATTCCTCTGAACTTAACAACGCCCTCCATCGTTTTGATGATGGGCATAAAGAAAGTCTTTGCGAATCCTACGGATAGGGTCGCCACCTTGACAAATGCGCCGGAAGCCCTAAGCATTTGCTTTCCATAAAAACCTTTCTTGCCGTGCTTTCCTCTTAGTGCATTCAAGATTAAATGAACTCGTTGCAATTGTTTATTTTTCGACGCCTTTTTGATGAAAAATCCCTTACTTTTTCCAGACTTCGCGAGCTTGATTCTTGTGGCTAGCGGTTGCCTTAAGTAAGCCCTAACTCGCTTTCTCTCGACATCGACATTTTTGGGAGGCGTGAAATTAAAAGCGCGTCTCATCACATTAGAAAACCTCTGGTTTAGAATAACCGGCGTGGTCTTGCGCGTGGTCTTGGAGTATTCGGCAAGTTTCCTGGCCATCTCCGTCGTGTCCCATTTGATGGAAATAGGCATGGCTATCTGTTGTAATCGACCAGCGTTAATTTCGTGAGCTTCCCGTGAATATCCTCGGCCTGCGCGACAATATAAATCCTGCCGTTGAAAGTGATCTTATCCATGCTCGCGGGCGGCGTCGTGAATAGTTCATTTCTGGTAATAAGAGACAATTGGACCGCAACCATATTCCCGCCCACGTCAATCTCGATTCCAATCTGTTCCGCACTAGGAACGCATGCGTAATCGGTCCCGGACCAGGTGAAATAGCGGTCTCCAAAGTCCGATTCGAGACTCTTTATATCACGCCGTAATTCATCCACTGCACTCATTGAAGCATCCTCACAACGTCTTCTTTGCTGCTTACGATCCCGTCAATCAAATTGCTGTCCATAGCCTCTTGCGCCATGAATATTTGGCCTTGCATGGCCTGTGAATCTATCTCACCGCGACGCGACGTGACAAAGCCCGTGAACATCTCGTAGATTTGATTGACGCGATCCTGTAAGTGTTGCCTGCTTTCATCGCTTAGGCTCGTCCCGGGGAATCCCATGCCCTTCAGCTTTCCAGCCTTGATCAATTCCACCTTGACGCCTTGCGCTTCAAAGGCCCGCGTCATATCAACCACGGGCAGATAAACACCAATTGACCCGGTACTGGCTGTCTTGGTGGTAAAAATACCATCGGTTGCGCTGGCAATCCAATAGGCCGCGCTGGCAATGGAACCATTCGAGAAAGCAAAGGCGGTCTTGTCCATGGCGGCGATTTTATCAGCCAGCTCAGGTGTCCCGCTCACCATCCCACCAGGGCTGTCAATGTCGAATATGACAGCCTGCACGGAATCATCTGATTCGGCCATGTCGATTTCCTTGGCGATGTCGGCCACGTCCACGGCTCCCTCACCACGCTCAAATCCAGTTAGCTTCTGCCCGATTGCTCCTCCGATTGGAATATGGGCAATACCGTCAATGATTTCCATTTGCTCAACCTCAACCTCTTGCCCGCAGACTCCTTGACCGGGCTGACGAATGGCAAAACCAGCCGTGTTTTCGCCAAGACGAGATTCGAGGAGTTGTCTAATTGCGGCATGCGCTGAAGGTGTAATAAGACTCGGCTCATAATAGACCTGTTGGATTAGGTGTTGCAGTTTCATTGCGTCATTGGCGGATTTGGTTCTGGCTGTTCATCCTGGTTGGATACGTTTGGGTCCGATTTTGCGCCGTCATCCTCAAGCCGCGAAAGCGCAAGCTCGAATGGAATATCAAATTTGTTCGCAAGTTCCTTGGCGCGGGTAAACAAGTCATCGGCTTCCTTCTGTCTTGCGTCCCGCACATCAGACAAAGCCTCTCCGGTCCGCATGCTGACTACACGGCTCCTTGATGTGGTTCCGTTACGCAGCATTCCGCTATCCACGTCGGCGTCGTTCTTGCGGTCTCCAGTCCACCTTGGCGGTCCTTGGTATTCAATAAGGTTCCAATCCTCTTGCATCGGCAGGACTCCGTTTTCCATGAACAAAGCTAGCCGGAACGCGTCAAACCTTCTTACGGCAGGCTCGACCACCAAATCCTGCAGGGATCGCAACAATCGGTTCAGCTTTTCCATGAGAACGCGGCTTGAATTGCCTCCGATCTTGGTTGCGTCAATTGTGAAATCATAGGATGTTCCAAGGCTCCCAAGGATTTCACGCATCACGCCGGCGGAAAATTCTCGCTGATTGGAGCTTGGCCGATCAAATTTGACAGCCTCAAGCCTAGATCCAGAATTAGCCTTGAAATAAGTATTGATGCCCTCGTCAATCTTCTCGGTCCATAACCCGCTAGGCGTGTCCGATGTGGTTGAACCATCGGTTGGAGAAGTAACGAAATCAGACATGGTATCCGCCTCGCCTTCCTCATTCCACTCCTGAAACACCCGGCCAGCTCCGGCCTTTTGCGCTAAAAGTTCAAACCGCCTACTTTCGCTTAAGTCCTGCATAGACCACGCCGCCAGTCCTATCTCCGATATGCCTCTTACTTGCTGCGGCATCATCGGCCTAAAGTGCAGCATCATGGAATGTGCCGGAATGTCCCTGAATTGCGAGCTATCAGCAAGATCACCCGTCAATACTCGGTAGGCGATTGGCTTCATATAGTCGTCCACGATCACGCCGTCTATGATTTGAGCGCCGTCAAATTCTCCATCAGTCACAGTTCCTTCCCGCACCTCGCTGCATATCCTATGACTTGGAATGACCTGCAAATAAGGCTGGCCATCGCGAACGACGTAAACTGTCCCGACATCGCCGTCGCGCATACACTCTCGAATCAGGCCAACACGATAGGATCGCATGCAGTAAGGAGGGCCAGCCAAATCGCACCATCTGTCATGCTGCCATAGGGTTTCCTCGGCTAGGTTTTTCCATTCCTTATTGACGCCTCGATATTCCGGTAAAAAGGAGGATGTGGCAAATTCGGCGTTCTCGTTAACGGCTTGCCGGATTGGTTCATAGGAAAAGTAGATATGCCTCCCAAGACTCATCAACGTGCGCCGTCCATGGCTGGAGATGTTTTTATGAAGATCCGTGTCCAGCAACGGAACCCGCTTTCGGCGGTTGTTTTGCTCGGCCGCCGGAACCAGTTTATTGCCGCTTCCGTAACTGATCACCCGCCGCCTTGTCCCTCCTCTAATATCCGGCTGATCTCTGCCTGTTAAAATGATTGGCTTGGTTGGCATAGGTTATTCGTAGGCGTCGCCATATACCTGGACTTGGGTGCGGGTAACTCGGTTTATGGATGTGGCTGGATAGGTGTCTGGGTCTAATATGTAAAGCGCCTTTAGAATGGCTTTGATGCGTTCAATCGGGAGCATCTGAACCACCTTGGAGCTACCGGCATCTCCTGCATTAACGCCGCTGGTTGTCTTACCTAGTTGATAATCCTCTTGCGCCTCCTGGAGTGCTGCTTCTAGCCATTCCTGCGAGCGGCCTATAAATGGATTAAACGCCATGAAAAATATTGGTTAGTCAATTACATGGAATCAGGCCCAATCAGGTTCAGTGTAAAGGCGCGAACGACATTCATGCACTTGCAATCGAGAATGTGATCATCTCGGAATTTCTCCCATTTCCATTTTCCGCCTCCATATTTGCCAATGACTTGAACCTTTTTCTGGCTGTGCATTTGGCGGGAGTATTCGTCGTTCCATTCGCCAAGCGCGACCAGATGCGAAATGGATTTTGCCCGACCATCGCGGCGAGCTATAACCACGTCTTTAACGGTTGGATTGGACCACGTAAAAATGGCGCAATATTTACCCACAAATTCAGAACGCCTTGGATCGCCGGAACGAAGACCTCGGCATGGATCTCCGGTGGCTGGTGGTCGCGTATATGGGAGAGGGATGCCTCCAGCCTTATTCTTTCCCTTAGGGTAATACATAAAGCTTTCCTGATCGCTTCCACGCATAGCCTTCCAGCATACCCAAACTTTCCTGCCTCGCTCCACCTCATGATGGCCATGCCTTGCGCACTCGCTGATTACCTCCACGCCGCGATGGCTTTGATCGACTGCGACATTTTGATCTGGCACGTTGAATGCCTTCTGGCGCTCAGCAACATCCGCCCATGTGAAAACCTGCTCGGCGTGCCTTGTGACGGAATCGCCTTTATCTGACCAGGACTCCACGACAAGCCAGAAGCAATCGCCCTGCACGTCAACAGACATGATATTGTGTGGGAACAATATGCCCTGATATTCAACTGGCTTACCGTCCCTGGCAACTAACTCAACCGTGTTGATTCGATTGACGGCTAGATGCTTGTTCGGATTGTAGGCTTCACCAATCACCTTCTGAAAGAACTCAATCAACGGCTTGTCGTATCCGCGCTTGGCTTGCTCGTGGGATTCAAGGAAGTTTTTGACGCCTCCGATTTTCGTTTCAAACCAAGACAGATTCGGCATGGCAAGCTGATTGTAAGTGAAGCTTTCAACCGTGTGTGGTGCGTTTGGGTTCTCGGATACAAACGCGCCTTGTGCGGTCATCCTTCGTCTCGTAATAGGATCGTCAGTGTGCGAATGTCCACAATGGATGCATTCATAGCGAATCGTTTGAACAAGCTCGCCCATGCGCCATTCACCGCTATCCCTTCGTGTTCTCTCCGAGTCCTCCCATCGCATGGCAGCGCGGGTTCCATCCTTGCGGTGATAGGTCCAGTAATAAGGCTGCAACCTGCCGCACCCTTGGCACTTGAAATTCCAGACCTTTTGCGATCCGCGCAGGTAGGCTTTGTCCATGTCGTCCACGTCAAGGTCCGCGATATACCCTGGCTGGCTCTCCGTGTATGTCTTTGAGTTATGCACGAACTGGGTCAATCGTGAATCAGCCTCCTTGAGTCGGCCGGGTATCCATTTATCGGCTTGCCATATCTCGGAGCGCATCTGATTTTTAATAGACTTCCGCTGTAGGTTTCCTCGACCACAGCCCTCCATTCGAAGACTCATATGGGAAAAGTTAATGAAGGTCGTCGTCTTATCGTGGCGGTTGCCGGTGAAATACTTAGCGACGCATGGAAACGAATTAATCAAATGCACAAACCTCTCTTGAGCGTGTTCCTTGGCCTCCTCATCGGTTGGCTGAATCCATTGGGTAGGGCCTGGGTTCTCCGCGATGCACCACAAAAGCCAAAGCTCGCCTATCAAGGTCTTAAGGCATTGCACGGCAGTCATATTGATAACCTCGCGCACGGTTGGATCTTTCAATGCGATGAAAATATCTTTCACCATCGGGACCATTCCGAAATCAAAGGAACCAGGCACCGCGTAACACGCCGGTAATTCGCCTTCCTGTGAAGCCCATTCATGGATTTGCCGCGTATCTGGTGGACTAAAGTTCTCAGTCCAAAAAACTGCAAGATCGCTATTCATTGAACATATATTTTAAGGTTGAACATATTCGTGGAATAACCTCGTCCATCCGTGCTGATATTTCTGGCGCTCGCAATCCTTCCAGCTTGGGCGGCAGCTCGTTTTTTAGTTTTTCGCGGAGGATAGCTTTGATTCGCTCGATGGCTCCAAGCAAGAATGACTCAACCTCTCCTCGTTCGATCAGGGCATCGGATTCCTTTCTATAGGCGAGTTGTTGGCGTTCAATGCGGACCATCAAAAACCTTCTCTCTAAGGATTCCTTGTCGTCGCCAAGATCACTTTCGCCCATAGCTTCCTGCGCCTGCATCCATGGCAAGATTTGATCCTCCTTGACGCGGCTTCCGACAAAGGCGGGGCATCCATCGTTTTTTAATTTCTTCAGGAGACTTTTGGGAACATTCAACGCGGCAGCGGCAGCGGCCATGCTTGGGAATATGCGGAACCCTGGCGCGTCAGTTGGGCCGCATAACAGGTTCATGGCGGCTCTTTGCGGGCCGCTCAATTGCCTCCTCCTGCTGACCGATTCCCTTAAGCCCGATAGGGATTCAATGGTTTTATCTATGAGGGAAAGGTCTGTTTCGGCCATCTAAAATTGACTCGCTAGTCAAATATCAGACGAATAAAAGCGATTAATTTTTATTATGACAATCAAGGAAATGGGCGCTGCGATCAAGGACATCCAATCCAAAATCAGCGCCTTTGCCACTGGCAAAACCAACGTCAATGCGGAGCAGTTCGAGGCTTCCGTGTCCGATCTAACCTCAAAGATTGAATCCCTATCTGGCGAGTTCGAGACCATCAAGGACGAGAATGCCGACTTGCTAGCCAAGATTGCGGAGCTTGAGACTTCAGCTTCCACGAAGGAATCCGAGCATGCCGCAGCTATTAAGGCTAAAGAAGATGAGGTTGCCGTTGCCGCTGCAAAGAAGGCTGCCGCGATTTGCGCATCCCAGGGTGTTGCGCCGGTAACCGCTAAGACCGATGAGATCGCCAACCCTAAGACTGAAACACTTGATTCCATCCGCGAGCAGATCCGATCCGAGAAAGATCCCGACAAGCGCAGGGAACTTGCATTGAAAGCTCGGGATCTGCGCGGTCACAAGGGTATTTTTTGAGCAACTGAATCGACCAAGACACAAGAACATTAATTAATAAAACCTTATGGCCACACTTTCAGTCAGCGAACTTTTAATGGATACCATGGACGCCTTCAAGGTCCAGTTTCCAATGATCACTGCGTTTTCTACGGATTTTTCCAGCGCGACGGCGAAGAAAGACGACACGATTACGGGACACGTCTCCACACTTCCATCCGTGCAGAGTTATGATGCGACGACTGGATATGAAGCCAATGCGGCGGAATCGTCCAGCCTGATCACGGATGTCCCGGTGACACTGGACCGGCTGCGCCATGTCCCAGTCAAAGTCGATTACCTGGATCAGATTTCATCGAAAAAGGATCTTTACCAGGAGGCGATCCGCAACCAGGCTTTTGTGCTCGGAAAATCAGTTGTGGATTATGTTCTAAGCTTGGTGCTCGCAGCAAACTTCACTTACTCTGAAACTGAATCCGAGGCGTCCACAACCAAACAAACCCTTGACACCATTGCCGGCGATCTCAATGCCAACGGCGCGGCTCCAGTGGGAAGGTTTGGAATCGTGAATACCAACGTTTACAACTCTCTCGAATCCGATGCCCGTATCGCAAGTGGTGATTACCACGGGCAAATGAGATCAAGCAATGGCTATGGGTCTCTGGTTAATGTCTCTGGGTTTGGGAACATCTGGGAATACCCAGACCTGCCAAGCAATAGTGAAAACCTGACCGGTTTTTTTGGCACCAAAAACGCGGCGGTCATTGCTTCGCGTGCGCCAACCGATCCAAGCGCAATTGCTGCGGCCAATGGGATTCCACAGATTGCCAACTTTGAAACGATCACCGACCCGGATAGCGGGTTGACGATGTTCGCCATTCAATGGCAGAAATCTGGTTTATTCGATGTCTATACGACCGTCGGACTCCTTTATGGAGCCAAGGCCGGCGCTCAAGCAGGTGGAGCCAACGCCATCGTTGACCAGGCCGGCGTCCGCTTGAAGTCAGCCTAATTCTAACCGTCATGGCTAAATATTTATTTGGGTTCAAAACCCACAACATCAACGAGGTTGGGGAATTACTTTACTCAGGTGATGGGTCCGGCCTTATGGATGCGGTTGAAAAGAGCGGTGGCAAGGGGTTCGCAAGGCTTGGCGTTTTGACAAATCCAATACTCGTACCTATTGCTGTGCACAACTCAAGTGTGGCCAAGGCTCAAGCCGAGACACGCGCACGGATGGAAGCGGAAAAGGCCGCGAGAATCAGCGGTTCCATTATGCCAATTGAAACCGAATCAGTGGAACCGGCCAAAGAAGAATCCACGGAAACAAGTCGGGAAGCGGACACAGTTACTTCAGATAGCGGCTCAGTCAAAAAATCAAAATGGAAGAAATACCAATGAACAAAACCAGCAATTTATTTCTCATCGCCATTGCATTGATCGCCTTCACGGTGATGCCAGTGAAAGCCGCTCAATACGATTATTACAGCTATACAACCGTGTTGGATGGCGGAACAAACAATGTGCTCCTGAAGGCCACCAACACATTGAGCACGGTCATCACTTTGCCGTATAGTGAATACGTTCCGTTGTTTGTGCAGGCCAGGACTATCACAACAAACACGGTGGCTTTGAATCTTCAGCTCTCTCGTAGTGTTGACGGTGTTACATTCGACACCATTGACCCTATCATCGTAACGATTACGGGCGCGACTAATGCTGGTAATTCCGGTTACTCATCTCTCGCCACCAATGTTTTCGTAGGCGGCATTCGAGCGGTAAAGATTTTCGCAATCGGGAATGTCAACGGAACGGGGTCAGCCACGAATGTTACAGTGCAATACGGCATCAAGCGGTAATCGTTCAATGGTTCGGTAATAGTAGGTCACATACTCCAAGCCTCCACGGGCCGGGCTGAGAAATCGGCTCGGCCCTTTTTGTAAAATAAAGCCATGAAACAGATCATCACCGCCATAACCCTGATCGCCTCATGTTTCACATCAATGGCTGCAACCGTGGTCTTTGACCTGTCAGATTTCGCACTTGGAAACATTGCGAGCAAGAGAGTCACTGTCACGCCACAAAGCACTCCGAGAACCAATTCAAACGTTATTGTTTCAAGCGACAAAATCCGATATACCACGGACTCAGACGGCTCTTTTACCGTAACAAACATGGTGGAAGGAAACTACCTTTGCGAGCTTAACGGGCCATTCTCAATTACAGAGTTCCGCATTCTTGTCCCAGATACGAACGCAACCATATATGCGAGAGACTTGCTTGTCTCAACCAACTCAGTCCCGTCTGCCAATGCAGGGTATTCACAAGATCAGGCAAATGCCAGATTTGTTCTAGCTGTTGACGGCTGGTCAACAAACCAGATCCTCACCAACGCATTCTTCAAAGGCTCAACCAACGTATTTCAACACACCAATGGAGAGCCGACATCCGGCTGGGTGTTGACCACAGACGGGACCAATGCACATTGGGCTGCAGCACCAGGCGCAAGCAGTGGTGAAATCAACGCTGGCATTAACCTCTCCGAAACCAACGCGACCACCTTCGGGCTTTACCAAGGTAACAGCGGCACGAACCTGCAATTCCTCACGCTCTCAGTCGGCCCTAATATGGCATTCACGAACAGCGGC